TTTCCCGGCCTATGACATTCTTCCTTTTTGGGCTGACGATGATCACACCATCCTTGATTGTGCGATTCGTTACTACACCCAAGAAGTGTGGAACGGCTACCAGAAGGAAAAGGTGGAGAAGGTGGAAATCTTCAAAGCCGATGGCATTTACCGGTATATCTATCAAAATGATATGCTGATTGCCGATGTGGAAGCCGGTGAACACGAAAACTATTTCATGGTTGAGGAAGAAGGCCAAGAACCCAAGGGGTTCAACTGGACAAGGATTCCGCTGGTTCCCTTCAAGTATAACAAACAGGAAATCCCCCTGATCCGCCGTGTGAAAACCCTTCAGGACGGAATCAACACCATGATTTCCGACTTTGAAAACAATATGCAAGAGGACGCACGGAACACCATTCTGGTTCTGAAGAACTATGACGGTGAAAATCTTGGTGAGTTCCGCCACAACCTTTCCACCTATGGAGCCGTGAAGGTTCGTGAGGATGGCGGGGTTGAAACCCTTCAGGTTGAAATCAATGCAGAGAACTACAAGGGCATTTTGGAACTTCTGAAGAAGTCCTTGATTGAAAATGCCCGTGGTTACGATGCCAAGGATGATCGTTTGAGTGGCAACCCCAATCAAATGAACATTCAATCCATGTATTCTGACATTGACCTTGACGCAAACGGGATGGAAACCGAGTTCCAAGCGGCCTTTGATGATCTTCTGTGGTTTATCAATCAGGATTTCGCCAACACTGGCCGGGGTGACTTCGAGGAAGAAGAAACTACCATTGTTTTCAACCGGGATATGCCGGTGAATGAAAGTGAAGCCATTGAAAACTGTGGGAAGTCCGTTGGTATTCTGTCCAATGAAACCATTGTGGCCCAGCACCCGTGGACAACGGATGTGGAATTGGAGTTGGAGCGGATCAGGAAGGAAAAGGAAGAAGCAATGGAACAGGCGCAGGATTACACCGGCGCTTTTGGGAATGTTCAGAAAGAAGATCCTGATGGTGATGAAGGCGGGGACGAATAATCCCCGCCTTCCCTATATGCCGGGGCAATAATGGGGCGGGGTCGGGGTTCACCTCCTTACCCGGTCAAAGGTGCAATTCCTTTCCCCGGCACTTTCTATGGCGTGTTAGTCAAGCGGTTAAGACACCGGCCCTTCAAGCCGGGAACACGGGTTCGACCCCCGTACACGCTACCACTTGCCGGGTTGGTGGAATGGCAGACACAGCGGATTCAAAATCCGCCGCCTTTGGCGTATGGGTTCAAGTCCCATACCCGGCACCATCTGGGAACGCTAAATAGTTGTTATGGGTTTTAGCACGGGCATGAGTTGCGGAGTGGTTATAGTGCCTGATCATTCAAGAAGGGAGCGTGACCCCGTGAAAAATGCTGACTATTGGCGGGGCCGGTTCGCCATTCTTGAAAATTCGGCCCACAAACAAGCGGATGAATACCTTCAGACACTTGAAGATATTTACCGGGAAACTGAACACACTGTTCAGCGGGATATTGAAAGCTGGTATCAGCGATTTGCAACCAATAACAATGTGACTTTGGCGGAAGCCCGGAAAATGCTGACCACCGG